GGGTATGTGCCGCTCCGTAGTTTTCGAATTAACCGGCGAAACGCGAATCATTCCACGTCCAAAGTCGATATCACCGATACGCAGAAGTCTTATCTCTTTACCAGGGCGCAAAAAACAGTAATACTCAAATGAGATAGCCAGCCACAATTGCTGATCATGCTCTTTGATGGCATCACGGAAAGTTTCAATATCGAATTCCTGAATAGGCTGCGGGGTCTGGTCATTAATGCGCTTAGTGGTTGGCAAGTCGAAACAAGGATTCTGAAAAAGTTTTCGGTCTTTACGGACAAAATCGAAAACCGCTGATAATATCTGCCTGTATTTTTTAATGGTAATAGCAGAACGCTTCAGATCATTAATAATAAAGCTGAAAAAGTCGTACAACACAGGTTGATCGATGCACGAGATATCCACATCGTTCATTCGTTTATCTTCTAACCAGGCATTAAAGCAACGTAATTTACTGCGGTAGGTGGGCAGTGTTCCCTCCGGATCGACACTCTGTTTAATATGGTCTAGAAATTTGGAAGAGTAAAAATTGAAAGTCCCGTTGTGAGACTTTGCCCGTCGGTAGTTTTTAATGGCCGATTGAAACTGGAGATTGTCGTCGTAAATAACCAGGTCATCAATATATGGGCTCCATCCATTACGGATCTTATCGGTGTATTCGTTGCACAATGCCTGGGAAGCCTTGCGCCGTTCCGAAACGGTATGCAGTTTATTAATGCCTTTATAGATTTTCTGGCGTTCGAACTTGCCGTTCTTAGGATTTCGGCAATAAAACTCGACAAACCAGTTTTTGGTAAGATCGCCACCCGCATCGCAAACGATTGGCAGCCTCACAAGTTTCTCTCTTTTCATTTTGCTTTCGTTTATCAGTTTTCCCGAACAAACAAACTAAGCAGAAATCAATTTGTACACTTTTGTCTATTTACGTTTTGAAATTTGTCTATTTTTAACGTAAACAGATGATTTTAAGCGTTTTAGTGTACTATGTCGGGGTAGTAGGAGTCTATCCCTGCCTCCAACGTATTGATTTTACTGAGTTTATAAGTTGTCTATTTTGTATATAAAGGTCTGGTGGGTTCACTTTTGGCTATTTTACATGGGTTGTTAGTCCTGATTTTGCTTTATTCGCAACTCTTCGTTTTCGCGCTCTACCGCTTTTACATATTTCTCCTGCATATCCAACATTTTCTGCATCATTTCAAGTTGTTGTTTATAGGGTAAGGCAAAAGCTTCTTCAACTAAACGTAAACTCCCATTCTCGGCATAACCATTCATTTTTTCACCTTCAATCATCTGTCCTTCGCCAGTTAGGAGCCAGCGGGCATTTAGAGTAGGATAAACTCTTACAATTTCAGACAAACATGTCACTGGTATTTTTATATCATTTAACCAATTGCCAACTGATTGTTTTGTTTCTCCTATAGAATTTCCAAACTGAACATTATTTATCCCTAAATATTCGATAAACATTTTAAGTCTCTGATTTACAATATTTTTCACTTTTAATTATTTAAAATGATTTTAAATAATATATTTAATCTAAAATAGTACATGTTTTATTGTGTACTATTCAAATTTTTTAGTTTACTTTATACAATCATTATACAAACACTATACGAAAGTAAACTAAAAAAGTTTAAATCATATGACAAATAAAGATTTAACAAAATTAAAGACGTCTATGCCCAAGGGGTACAGAGATCAGCTGGCTGTTAAGTTTAATGTTACAACCGTAACTATCGACCGTGTTTTACGGGGAGCACAAGACCGAACCGACATTATTGCCGAAGCCATTGAGATGGCCGCAGAGCATAAAGAGTACCTCGAATCGTTGAAGGCCAAAATTAAATCACTCTAACCATTGTACTCGATGAAAAATCAAATCAAAAAATTTCTCGAGTTCAATGGCAAGTCGATTTATTTCCTTGCCGTCGATGGTCAATTCTGGATTGCTTTAAAACCAATTTGCGAAGCCTTAAATGTGAATTGGAACCGCCAATTTCAGAACCTAAAAGAGGATAAAATATTATGTCAACGATTTGCTGAGCAGCAAATGGTAGCTGCCGATGGAAAGCTTCGAGAAATGACTTCACTACCCGAATTTTACATTTACGGATGGATTTTCCAGATTCAATCTGACTCCGAAGAATTGGCTGCCTACAAATGGGAATGTTACCGCATACTTTACGAATTCTTCCATGGATCAATTACTGGCCGCAAAGAGCTGCTCTCAGAAAAAGCCCGTGTTCAACTCGAAATCGACCGTTGCTTCAATACCCTCGACCCTGAAGTTGCTTTAAGGCTCGACCGTGCCAACAGCCAGATCAATAAAATAAACGCTTCGCTCCGTGCCCTCGACAATGAAGTAATGGAAGAAGAAAAAACACTTTTCGATACTTAGGGCATATTCAGAAGCTAGGAATCGGACTATGCCTCGGCGGGATTAGCAATCCTGAGAATGATACTCCCGCCAAACTTTTTTCCCGAACAGATAACTAAAGCGGTAGAGTCCTTATCGGTGCCGCTTTTAAACAAACCAAACATGCTTAAACTTACAACAGTGACCGAAAAAAGAGTTGAACAAATGACCAAAACATACATCATAGGCATCCACATAGAAAGAGGAAGATACCTGGTGCGCAAATCGGAATTGATTGCAGGTATGCGTGTTCCTCTTTTCGAAACCTACGTGCTCGACGCTGACCGCGCCGTATGGATGCAACAGCAGTTAATTAACGAAATCAATGGTTTTTCACTCAATTAATTCTATACCATGATCTACATTGCAGGACAAACGACAGGCATACCAACCGCCGAAGCTGAGGCCAAATTTCAGAAAGCCGAAAGCGCATTAAGAGAACTCGAATTAAAAGTGATTAATCCACTGAAACTTGGAATTCCATATTCGTGGAGTTACGACGATCAGATTGCTGAATGCAAACGGGTTATTACCAAGGATGCCACAGCTATTTATTTATTGCGCGGGTGGACCAATTCGAAAGGCGCACGCGAAGAATTCAACCATGTATGCCAACTCAATCAACTTCCAACACGTGCAATTCTGATTTATTATGAAGAAGATGGCGGAATCCGTGATGTTCAGCGCGACATTAACGATGGGGTATTAACCTGCTTAGTTCCTGAAGAATGAAAATCCACGATTGCGACTGGTGTGGAACGCCTTTCACCCGAAAAGGGCAGCGTGATTTATATTGCAGTACGCGATGCAGATACAATAAAATAAACCATGAAAAACACATGAAAAAAGAGCCTTGTACCTGCGCCATCTGCAATAAGCCATTTATGCGCAAAACAAACGAAAAAACTTGTGCCGATACCCAATGCAGGATTACTTTCAGGAGGCTGCAAAACCGCGAATACAACCGAAAATTCAGGGAAACCCACCCAAAGGTTAAAGTTCAGAAACCGACGCTCCCTGAGCAGCCGACAGGCGTGTCGAAGGGAGGCCTGCAGAATGTCGTAACCCGTAACCCGCAACCCGTAACGATTCTGAATAAGCGAACGACAAAGCCCGAAGCGGTTGCCGTTGAGCACATGAAGTTTTTGGCCAATAAACCACAAAACGATGCTCACCTCCTGAAAGTAAAACATGTAAAAAGCCCGGATGTAAGCAAAATGCCTTTTCGTTTGCACGACCCGCGCATGAAAACCACTGTCTTTTTCACTTCGCTCGAACGAAAAAACCGATACATCGAGCATATGGCTGCACATCCAAACTCTGAGCCTCTTAAAAAGGGCGGACGTTTTTCCAACTCATAATTGATCACAACCATGTTTGCAACTGAAGCCCGCAACTATATCAAAAGCCTTATTTCCATTCAGGGTAAAATACGCGGAATGGGTTACGAGCGCAGCGATCAGCGCGTGGTTAACGAATGTATTTCAATAATTCAACCATTAATTAATCGCTGGAAATACTCCAGTAATCAGAAGATGGCCAATTTTTGGATTAAGCATCGCGAAGAAATAAGGTACATGGTTCCAACCTCAAACTATAAAGGGTTTAAAGCACTCCTGTATCACTTCGAATGTCTTGATCGGGACAGCAAAATTTATCAATACGAACCTCAATTAATCGTTAGTTAAAGCATAAAATGAAACACTTAAAACCAATCCGCCGCCACCAGAATTCGGTTGCATGCAACCACGAAGTATGGCACGAATGCGAACACTGTGGCAGCCGGTTCGACCAGCGCAAACATGGAAACCAATGCCCCGATTGCGGAAAAGTATTCAACAAAAAGGCGTTTTACTTCGCCGTCAGTTTTTCATTCCTCTTAATTATTTGTGCCATGTTAGGCATGATTTTACTATCAGGTTGTTCGACAACCAAATACCAGGTACGCCAGCACAATAACCACCTTATACAGGAAGTACAACAGCACCAGAATTCGTTAAATGCACGCGAAGACTGGACACGCCCATACCGCAATTGGGACCGGCGGCCACACAACCACTGGCCTTTTAATTTCCTTCAATAATTAACCTATAAGTTAACTTTTATGAATTTTCTGAAATTGAAAAGCGACCAGTATGTCGAGCTTGTTCCACGCTGCAACTTCTCGCTGCACGAAATGATTACCGAAGCCATTGAATTTATTAACCAAAATGAGTTGAAAGGCGCAGACTTAATAGTGCAAAACTTCACGATGGGCATTTATCCGGAAGATTACAAAGGGCACCAGTCAGAATTTATCCACGGCTTGCAAGTAGAATTCAATAATTATCAGAAAAAAAACTTAAAACCAGAAAGTCAGAACTAATGAAAGAAATAATCATGCTATCAATTTATGGCATACTCACAGGCATCATCATAATTTCGGTTTTTGCGATCCGGAAAGAGCGAAAATTGATTAAAGAAGCCGAAAAAGTAATTACCGATGATGTCAATAAAGCTTCAGATGTACTCGAAACATTTTACGGTAAGCTGGATGAGTTTATGACCGGGCTTAATGAAATCTCAAATAAATCACAATCAAAAATAGAATAATGAAAGTTGGAACCAAAAGCGTATTGTTTGGAGCACATTGCTTCCTGATACACCCATTTTTTGTAGCTGCGGCCTGGATTAAACTCTATGGCTTCCCGTGGGATCCGCGTATATGGATTGCCTTTTTTATACACGACCTTGGCTATTGGGGAAAACCAAACATGGACGGGCCAGAAGGTGAAACTCACCCTAAACTTGGTGCCGATATCATGTTCTGGTTATTCGATATGCCAAGGGTAGTTTTCAGTAATATTGATCAAATACCTAACGAACGGCTTTTCCATTGGGCTTATTTTACCAAATATCACTCCCGATTTCTGGCAAAAAAAGAAGGAGTACAACCGTCCAGACTATGCTTCGCCGATAAACTATCGATGTGCATGGAACCCGATTGGTTGTATTTACCCCGCGTAAATTGGAGTGGCGAAATTGAAGAGTACATGAAACTGGCCGAAAGCCGGAATCTGGCCGGTGAGCAAAAAACCGAATTTGAGAAAGAAAAGCTTTCTACTAAATCACAAAAAGACTGGAGAACTGCAGTTGTATCATACGTTGAACGATGGGTTGAAGAGCATAAAGATGGCCGCGTTGATACCTGGACTCCGGAAACAAAAAAAGCGATTAATACGGAAGGAGTATGGCAATGAAAGAAATACCGATTTTATTCAGCGCTCCCATGGTGCAGGCCATTATTTCCTTTCTGAAGGGAATGACTAGACGTACCCGTGGATTAGAAAAAATCAATATTGACCCATCAGCATACTATTTGCAAACACTTTTTTTACATGCTACCGGACGTTTCACATTTGCGCCGCGAGATCCAATGCATGCAATTACCGATGCTGATATCATTGAGGTTAAATGCCCATACGGTCAACCAGGTGATCTGCTTTGGGTGCGTGAAACATATCTAAAACCACCTTTTATAACTCAAAAACTTCTGAGAGAAGGTGCTGATACCTGGCCAAAGTTTGATTATAAGGCAAGTTGTGATGAATATGAAATTGAACAATACAAAGAATGGGATTGGCAAATTAAACCTTCCATACATATGCCTAAAGCAGCTGCACGTATCTGGTTACAAGTTGTAGAAATAAGGGTCGAACGACTGCATGATATTTCGGAAGATAACGCCAGGCGTGAAGGTGTAAAGTTTGCATCCAGTACCATTGGTCCATGTTACCTTGACTATATCAATGGCGGCTATAATGCAATGACCACTGCCTACCACTCCTTTCGCTCATTGTGGCGTAAAATTAATGGCAACAAAAGCTGGGACTTAAACCCATGGGTTTGGGTTATTGAATTCAAAATACTCTCCACAACCGGAAAACCAGAACTCGCAACTTGTAACACGCAACCCGAATCAATTAAAATTTAACCCATGTCAGCAACAAAAGAACACCTTCACGATCAGATTGAAGCCGGACAACGCGGCAAACAACATAAAATAAGCTGGCTCAACATGCCAGGCTATAAACCCGAAACATGGAACCCGATTGTGGGCTGCTCAAAAGTATCTCCCGGATGTGATAATTGCTATGCCGAACGTATGGCTTTTCGGATCGCACAAATGCAGTTGAAAAACCATGGCAAAAACGGATATCACTATTCTGAAGTTTCAAAACTGACAAGTATTGGCTGGACTGGAGTAACAAGGTTAGTTAAAGAAGCCCTTGATAAACCATTGACATGGAAAACGCCACGTGTAGTTTTTGTTTGCTCGATGAGTGATTTATTTCACGAATCAGTTTCTTCCGGAATGTTTCAAATGGTATTGGATCGGATTTCAAGATACCGTCAACACATTTTTATTTTATTGACCAAACGGCCTGAAAATGTAATGCCATTAATGAAACGTGTTGGCTGGGGATTACCTTTCCCTCCAAACGTTTGGCTCGGAGTTACTGCCGAAAATCAGGAACAAGCCAATAAACGCATCCCTTTATTACTACAGATACCAGCCGCCAAACGATTCGTAAGCATTGAACCCATGTTGGGACGTGTGAATATTGCTGAAGCCTGCAAAACATCGGTTATAGCTAAAAACTTTGCTTACGGAAAAGTTCAGGAATTACATTGGGTAATCTGTGGTGGTGAATCGGGACCCAAAGCCCGGTCAATGCACCCCGATTGGGTAAGATCCGTTCGCGACCAATGCGCTTCAGCAAACGTGCCTTTCTTCTTTAAACAGTGGGGCGAATGGTTACCATTTGATCAAAACCCAGCAGAATGGGTAACTGAAAATGATGCTAAAGGAATTATATCATTTGTTGGAGAAAATACGCACAATGTTATTTCTGTAGCTAAATATGGCAAAAAGGTTTCAGGAGATCTGCTTGATGGCAAACAGCACCACAACTGGCCAAATCCATAATTTATAACTCATCATTTATAATTCGGTACATGGCCACTATCATTATCCCTAAAGCGCAGATTGAACGCATTCTATTTGAACTTAATAATGTTCCAACGATGCAGCCGGTTACACTTGATATCAGCAAACGCAAACGGTCAATAGTTAAAGGCGAGGTATTGCATTTGTATTTTTCCAATCTGAATAAAAGGCTGGAGAAACTGGCGACCGTAAAATGCAAATCGGCCGAATATTTAGCGAAAGGTCAACGATTAACCATCCGAAATACCTACGACCGCAAATATTACCTAAACCGGAAAATTAAGGCAGCAGGGTTTAAACTCGATCTGGATTTGACATCCAAAACCATTATGGTAACTCCCGAAATGACCGAACATGCTGAAGCCAATAACGCATTGAAAGAATTGAGCAGGGATTACAATTACGGAGTGCAATACACATTGATATAGGTTCGGGCTTCATTTTCAAATCAACAAAAATTTAAAAAAATGCTGAAAATAAAATACGCAAAACATTGTCACAAACATAACTGCGTTGAAAAAGTGAAAAGGCAATTAATAAAAGCCTACAAGATAGCTGAAGGGTTATCTTCCATTTACGCAAATATCCAATTAACAGGAATCGAGGACATTGATTACAGGAATACAACTTATTATTTTGATAAGGAATATGAAAATCTCAGAGATCGAATGTCGAAGGAAATTGAGGTAAACAAAGAATATAATGAAGGCTACAATTTGTCTGCCGGAATTACTGTTTTTCAATTTCTAATAGAACTGAATAAAGTACTCTCCATTATTGGCGATTATCCTGCAATTCCTAAGAAAACAGTTTTTTATGATTTTAAGTCTGAAAGTGCGGAAGATAGATATAGGGAAGTAGTTAAGTATTTCAGTTCTAATCCTATTGTTGGATATAACCAAGAATATTTTGCCGTTAATGGCGATATCGAAAGGCGTATCTATCCATTTACTTTCACAAAAGATGATTTACTGAACGCTCAAAAAGTGATGGTTGAATATCAGTAGAATGCTTTCTAATATCAAATAAAATCTTAAAACATGGAATTAACACTCAAAAAAACAACAGCAAAAAAGCTTTATCCTGAAGCTCCTAAGTGGTTTCAGAATGTACTGACCGAAACATTTGGAGAAGATTGTTTCAAAAAAAGAGAATTCACCGACATCAAAACCTTTGCAGATGCCTGCGAAGAGGTTGGAATTACGGAAGAAGAATTTAACTACAAGTTTGCCGCACTTGGACTGGATCTGGATACTATCAACTATGAAAAACTAAAAATTGTAGTGAAGGCAATTAACCAGGGCTGGACTCTAGATTGGGACAATACCAATCAGCAAAAATGGTGGCCTTACTTCAAGCTGTCTTCCGGTTTCGGTTTTTCGGACTCGGGTTGCACCTACGGTCACACGAATACGTCTGTCGGCTCTCGCCTTTGCTTCGAATCTGAGGCAAAATCAAACTATGCTGCCAAGCAATTTATTGACCTGTATGAACAATTTCTAACCATCAAAAAATAAAACCATGGCCAAAAAATCACAAAAAACAATGGTGCCTGAGCGCGAAGCAGTCGAAGGCGTATTCGATTTCAGAACAATCAAATCGTTTGAAGATGCTTGCGCAAAGCAAAACGTTGATCCGACCGCTCTTCCTGATGTTTCAATGATCCCAGAGGATCTTCGCAAACCGATCATTGCAGCCTATAAGCTGATGATCATCTTTCTTGCAATTAATAACGGTTGGAGACCCGATTGGAGCGACTCTAATCAATACAAATACTTCCCTTGGTACAGGGTTCTGTCTTCCGGTTTCGGTTTTTCGTACTCGGATTACTTCTACGGTAACGCGGATACGATTGTCGGCTCTCGCCTTTGCACTGACTCCTCAGAGAAAGCCTTGTATATAGCCGAACAGTTCAAGACTGAATACCAGGAATACTTTCTCTATCCGGAGTAAAATATAAGAAAGGTTGTACGCTGCGTTGCTGCTAGTTCTGTCTTCCAGTTTCAGTTTTTCGAACTCGAATTACAACTACGATAACACGAATACGAATGTCAGCTCTCACCTATGCGATACTGGCAGTGTAGACCTTGCCAACAGTGCAAAAAATAACGAATTCTTTAACGGAGCGTTGGTAACGAAAGCGAAAACGATCCATTAAAAGCAAAGGCCAAATATGAAACGGATCAACAATTTATACGAGAAGATTTACAGCATCGATAACCTCCAGTTGGCCGATGAAATTGCGCGGAAGGGTAAATCGAAACAGCCTGGAGTAATCGGGCACGACCGGAATCGGGAAGGAAATATTCAAAAGCTGCATGAAATGCTGAAGGATAAAACCTATCAAACATCAGAATATACAACATTCACCATTTTTGAACCCAAAGAGCGCCTGATCTTCCGGTTGCCTTATTTTCCTGACCGGATCACCCATCACGCGGTGATGAACGTTTTGGAGCCAATATACGTGTCAACCTTCACCGCTGATACTTACAGCTGCATCAAGGGCAAAGGCATTCATCCTGCGGCCAATGCGGTGAAACGAGCTTTAAAGGATGTTGAGAATACGCAATATTGTCTGAAGCTGGATATAAAGAAGTTTTATCCCAATGTTGATCATGAAATACTCAAGCAGCTCCTCCGCAGAAAAATTAAGGATAACGACCTGCTGTGGCTACTCGATGAGATTATTGATTCAACTGACGGCCTTCCAATCGGCAATTACCTGAGCCAGTATTTCGCCAACTTTTACCTGAGCTATTTCGACCACTGGATGAAAGAAAACAAGCGGGTAAAATACTATTTCCGCTATGCTGATGATCTGGTAATCCTCTCAAGCAGCAAGCCTTATTTGCACCAATTGCTTTCCGAAATCAGGAATTATCTGAACGACCGGCTTAAACTAACCATCAAAGGAAACTACCAGGTATTCCCGGTTGATGCGCGGGGGATTGACTTTGTCGGTTATGTGTTTCGCCACACGCACACGCTGCTACGGAAGAGCATCAAACAGAACTTTGCACGGATGATGGTAAAGAACAGAAATGCCAAATCAATCGCCTCCTACAACGGATGGGCCTCGCATTGCGACAGTAAAAACCTCCTAAAGAAATTACTCCATGAACACGTTTAGCCAATTCAACATCAAGGTAGAAAGCCAGGCTTTTGAAGGTGAGAAAATCAAAATGTCGAAGATTCTGAACAGGGAGATCGTTGTTCATCATTTCAAAATTGAGGACTCCAAAGTATTCAAAGAGAAAGGATCCGGAAAGTGTTTGTGTCTGCAAATATCATTTGATCAGCGGAAGCATGTAGTTTTTACAGGAGCAGGTGGTTTGATTGAAGTGATCAAACAAGTGCCGGAAAGCGGATTCCCATTCACCACAACAATAGTTGAAGAAAATGACCGATACTTATTTACTTAAAAATTAATGAAAACTGATCCTATTTATTACTCTCAATCCGAACTCGATTTTCTGAAGGATAATTTCTTCAGTATGACTAATGCTCAGTTATGCGAAGCGATCAATTCAATGAGATCAGATACTTTAAAACCATCAAGTGTTCTGCACCAATGTCGCAGATTAGGACTGCGAAGGGGTATTCAAATTCGATGGAGTAAAGAAGATATTGAGTTTCTAAATCAAAACTATAAAACACATGGTTACACTGAATTAGCAATAATGCTGAATGACCGGAAAAGCACATTCAGAATCATTGACGGAGAAAAAGTATATCGCACTTTCAATAAGAAACATGTTGAGAAAAAACAGGAATTGCTGGGGTTGAAGCATACTGATGAAGAAACTTATAAAATACGGGTCAGAAACAACCAGATATTTAATTTAGGATACACCTACGAAAATAATGATTGGAGCCTGGGATATCGAACAGCATTTCCTGAAAATCAAATTAGGGTATGGGGCCATTATGAAAGACATTACAAGTATATTAAAATCAATGGAAAGTTTATTCATTTAAACCGATACAACTGGGAGCAAAAATACGGTCCCATTCCTTCAGATAATATTCTTGCTTGCAAAACTGATGATCGGCTTAACTGTGATCCGGAAAACTGGGAACTCGTTTCGAGAGATAAAGCCATAGCCGCAAATATTGGCCGCGAAGAGTTAAGCGACAATTACATTCTATCCAAACTTACACACATGTCTCCTAATCTAAAACCGATATTCCGGGAAATGCCCGAACTGATTGAATTAAAACGAAATCAAATAAAACTTAAAAGACAAATCAATGAGCTTACTGAAACTACAACAAATGGCTAATGGTGGTAAAACTTACTACTATCGCAACCAACCAGCAGTTATTAAATCGTTCGACGCCTCTCATCCCGGGGAGATAGAGATAATTGTCGAAATAAACGGGCAACCTCAGAAATTTATCAAGGAAAATGAGGAAAAGATCGGTCTTTTCCTGGCTTGTTTTGAAGAGATACCGGTGGTAACTGAAGCTGAAGAAATGAATACTCGGGTACCGGCCACTAATAAGCCAAAAACGGAAGTACCGCTACTGTTTTTAGAAACCAAAACCATGTTTCCGGCGCTTGCCCAGGGACTGATTGACGATACTGACAAAGTTCGCAACGATCCCGGATATATACCACGTGCCAAACAGGTTTGCAATAATGTTAATGCAATTGTCAACATTGCAAAACTGCAGTTTCAACTGCTTCATCAAAAAGAATAAGAAAGATGACCGAACCCAAACGCATTGAAGCACACATTCCTGATACCGGAACGTTTTTTCTGGCATTTCCGGCGCCACAAAAGGACTTGATTGACATTGCCGAAACACCGGTTGAAATGATTTTAATTGATGGAGTAAAAGAAACAAGGGTGGTACGTGGCGACTTCTTCCGATACCCGCTGGATGCAATGAGTAACCTGATTTGTGAAGTTACCTACGGGCACGATGCCGCATGGACCAGCCGCCACCTGAAACAAAAATACCCTTACCTTAGGGATGATAGCATGATTGCTTTCTTCCTGTTTAAAAAAGTAAAAACCACAGAGAAAAATGATTAATACATACTTATAGCATTTATTTATTTAACCTCAAAAAAACAAATCAGAATGATTTCTATAAAACAAGCAAAACAAGTTCGTGAGTTATTGGGATTAACCCACGTAGTAATTTTTGGTGTGACAGAAGCGAATGATAATGTAGTAGCAACTCATGGTAAAACCGTAGTACAGGCCAAAGAAGCCGCTCAATATGGCAATCAGTTAAAAGGAGCTATTGGATGGCCACTCCAACTTTGTAACTCGAAACCACTTGAACGGAAGTGCGAAAACTGTTCATACTGGCAGCGTGGTTATCATCGTCCTGGTGATGTGATTCAGGATAATATGCACGGGAAATGCATGTTTAACCCTGATCCGGTTACCAGATATGAAAAGGATCGAGCCTGCGGAAATTTCGAGCCTATCGTTTAGCTAAACTTTAGACAGTACAGAATTAGTAACCCGAAACAATTCAACCAAAGAACACCAAACGCTGAATCACCAATATTCAATTCCAAACACTAATGATCCCACAAGATACTATCCAGAAAGTACTGTCAGCCGCCAATATTACAGAAGTGGTTTCCGAATTTGTAAACCTGAAGAAGAAAGGCGTGAATTATCTGGGCGTTTGCCCTTTTCATAACGAGAAAACCCCGTCGATGATCGTCAGTCCGGCCAAGGGTATATTTAAATGTTTTGGCTGCGGAAAGGCAGGTAATGCCATCAGTTTTGTAATGGAGCACGAAGCTATGACTTATCCGGAAGCAATTGAATACGTGGCTAAAAAATATCATGTCGAGATTCCAAAGGTTGAAATGACTGCCGATGAACTTCAGAAGCGGAGTGAGCGCGATACGATGTTCGCTATGAACCGTGTTGCAGCTACCTTTTACGCCGACAATCTGAAGAACCACGGACAGGCTATTAATTATCTGAAAGACCGCGATTTTGATTTGGTGGATCTGTCGAAATTTGAATTGGGAAGTATTGCCACTGCCTGGGGCGGATTACTGGAGCACATGACTTCGCTTGGTTACAATCCGCAACAATTGCATAAAGCCGGTTTATTAAGCAAAAGTGATGCCGGTAAGTACTTCGACCGCTTCCGCGACCGGGTGATGTTTCCGTATTTCGACCTGATGGGGCATGTGGTTGGATTTACCGGGCGCATACTCGACCCGAATCCGGGTAAAAACGACTCCAAATACCTAAATTCTCCTGAAACTGAATTGTTTCATAAGGGCCGGTTATTGTATGGTTTATTTCAGGCCAAAGCGGCCATTATAAAAGAGGGCAAAGCTTACCTGGTTGAAGGCAATACCGATGTGATCCGTTTCCATAAACAAGGATTGACCAATACCATTTGTACGTCGGGAACCGCCTTAACGGTTGAACATGCCCGGCTGATCCACCGCTTTACCAATAACCTGACCATTCTGTTCGATGGCGACGGAGCAGGCTTGAAAGCAGCAGTAAAAGGCATCGATATTTGTATTGCCGAGGGATTAAATGTGTATGTGGCTCTGTTGCCAACAGGCGAAGATCCTGACACGTTTGCCAAAGGAAAAAGCCGCGACGAACTGTATCGCTGGATTGAGGACAATGAGAAAGATTTTATTTTGCTGATGTGCGACCTTGCAGCGAAAGACATTGAGCAAAAACCTGCCGAAAAAGGAAAACTGATTAACGAGCTGCTTGATACTGTTAAGAAAGTTCCTGATCTGGTTACCCGCGAAACCTACTTTTCTGAAGTTGCCAACAAATTCGGTATCGACCGCAAAAAGGTAGAAGCCGGAATTTTCAAGGAAGAAAAGGCTGATGAAATTTTCGGAATGATCGTGAACGAAACGGCCATCCGCGAAAAAGACCAGGTATTTATCTACACCTCAAAAGAAACCGCTTTTGCCAATACCGGATCTGATCTTGAAACGAATTCGATTGTTATCTCCGGATTATTAACTGCCGTACAGATTGGAAAGCTAAGCGGTATAACTAAAAACTTAGTTTTTGCCGAAGAGTTTGACTTTGAACAGTTAGCGTCAATTAAAGCAGGTAAGGGAGTTTCGCCGGAAGATGGTATTAAAATTCAACGGCAAATCAAGCAAATGAAGTTTTTATCCGAGAATGGATTTACCGTAGTGCTGAATTGTGGAACTCATTATGCATTAGATCAGGAATACGTTTCGTTCTCAACATTTTATTTTGATTATCTGGCCGAAAGCATCAAACCTTATGATCCGGATTCGAAGAAAGAAGCTGTTGAGTTGGCTGCCGAATTTCTGAGTAAACTCGATAACACAACCATATCGATTAAGACTGCCGAAATTGCCAAACGTTTTGGCCTGTCGAAAGCCGATTTTGCGCAGGTGCTGAAACCCTTCCTGAGTAAGGTAAAAAACAAGGTGCAGCAGCGCAACGAAGAAATCATGATCGATGATGAGCATTACGTTTTTTCGATTGAAAAACTGCCCGAGTACGTCGATCAGAAGTTCTTCAATAAATACAATCATTTTGCAGCACAGAATAAAGACGGTAAGAAGATCTTTTATGTATTTGCTACCGAACATGGCACCCTGACCAAGGTTGGGAACTTCTACATGGAACCTCAGTTTCAGGTATTCTCCGACGATCCGCTGAAGAACAAACGTATCTGTAAACTCAATCATGCCGATTTACGATCGTCGAAATATGTGGAGATCCCCAGTAACGAAATGATTGAGTTTGGGGCCTTCAAAAAGTTTCTGTTTCGTCAGGGTCCGTATCTTCTCCGGAATGCCAAAGTGTTTCATTTGGACACTATTCTCGATTCCATCGCGCTGCAATTCCCTGTCGCCTACGAACTAACCATTTTCGGCCAGCAAAACGAAGACTTCTACGCCTTCAGTAATGCAGTATTTGCCGAAAACAAGATCAAATACATGGACGATCTGGGGCTGATCGAGCACGGGGATACCACATTTTATTCGCCATCCATATCGGTCATATATAAGGACGTTCGCAAGGATGAAGATCAGTTTGCACTGGACCGTTTTTTTATTTACCGCGAAAACAAAAACGTCAATTTCAAGGACTGGGCTGCCCTGGTGCGCGAAGTATATAAATACAACGACAATGGATGCTGGACGGTACTGATGGCCATTATGTGTGCCTTCCGGAGCGATATTTTTAAGATCGACCGGCTATTCACCACCTTGTTTTTTATCGGCCCTACAGAGTGCGGAAAATCGCAGTTGGCACAATCGATCCGTGCACTGTACATTCATCCCGATGCGCCGATGTTTAACCTGAACTCCGGAACCGATGCCGCATTTTTTACTATGCTCCAGCGTTACCGCGATGCTCCGGTCATCATGGAAGAATACAACGACCAGCAGATATCTGATATTAAGTTTCAGGGAATTAAAGCCAGTATTTACGACGGTGAAGGAAAAACCAAACGGCAGGGCGCACAGGGAATGGCGCTTGATGTTAGCCAGGTTAATGCCGTTCCGATTTTGTTGGGACAGGAAGCTCCGGAACGTGATGATGCATCACTTGGCAATAGAGCAGTTCTACTGAGTGTACAAAAAAGAGAATTGTGGAGCGATAACGAGATCGCTAATTTCCAACTTCTGAAACGCTGGGAGAAGGAAGGGCTTACAGAGATACTGGTAGAAGTATTGAAATGCCGCACCATTGTAAGAGATCATTATCAGAACAAACTTCGCATTGTACAAAAGGAACTTCGAAAAGATTTAATCGACGATCATTCCGGATTTCAAAACCGCGTATTGAATACTATTTCACTGTTTCTGGCCATGGTGAAGTTGTTTGAGGAGCATGTTCCCGGACTGGAATTACCATTCACCTACAAGGAGTTTTACCAGATTGCACGAAAGCAGCTGATCCACCAGAGCGAAAGCATTACCAGCTCCAACCGTCTGGCCGTGTTCTTCGATACGTTTGTACAACTCACAGAAGATACCCGTAACGGATTGATCCGTGGCAAGGAATATAAGATTGAATTGCTCGACGAGATTACCATCCGCGAAGGGCAAAAGAACAGCAGCATCAAGATTTTCGACGAAGGGCCAAAGAAAGTATTGTTTGTCCGTTTGGAAGTGATTCACCCAAAATACCGCGATAAGGTAGGCATTCAGGAACATTTGAAAATGAACAACCTGCAGAACTACCTGAAAGACCACCCGGCCTATCTGGGAGCGGTAAAGCATACCACATTCACGTGGCAGAACGAAATACGCAACCTGGCCGATGATAACAGCGGCAGGGTAATATCTACCATGTTCGAAGAATCGAAACGCACAAGCGCCATTGCATTGGACTACGAGAAGCTGGGTATTGATTTGGGTAGTTCGAGCCAAATGGCTTCGACAAGCTCAGCCAACGGAGAAGGCAACAAGGTACCTTCTCCGGAGCAACAGGCCGTCAGTCTGCAATTGCAGATGTATCCTCCGGGAGCGGATGGGAATGGGAAGGATTTGCCATTCTGAAAGAGTTAACCACATAGAACACATAGAGAAATAGAAGATAAAATGAAAATATGCAGTCATTGTCGGAAGGATTTACCTGTATTGATGTATTCAATTAACAGGGGGAATAAGGATGGATTTAATATTTACTGTAGAGATTGTAATAAGCTTCGGCCATTTCCGATACCAAAGCGTAAGGTGTGTGAGATTTGCAAAAAGGATAAGGCCATTAAGCATTTCATGAACGAGGATACCGGTAAGGCGTCGAAGTATTGTCACGATTGTTTGCCACGATATGACTTAATGAGGTATTACCGCAATTCGAGGGAATTGCCTGAGGAATTTAAGATGTATCACCGGGAATATAAGCGGAAGTACAGAAAAGGGTTGAAGGACATTTCCATAATCAGACCGAAGGAAAGTGAAGGGGCAATTGAAGGAGAAAAAAATAATAAAAAAAGCAACTGACAGTGAAAAGGGTGTTCCCGCGTTCCCGCGTTCCCGCACCCCGCGCCCCACGCTCTCAAAAAATTAGAATAAAACGAATTTTCAAAACTCATGCCATTGAAAACCAAGCCGATAAAGTATAATAATAATGATAAAAAAAGTAATAATCTCTCTATCTGTATTGCGGGAACGCTGGGTCACGCTGGGTCACGCTCTAAAAATTACTAAAAATTGGGTCACGCTGGGTCACGGCGGGACGGACGTTTTTAGCCGTGCCCCAACTTTTAATAAAAATAAAGTATTGAAAATTAATGTGTTAATAAGTGGCGGATAGTCGCGGGAACGCGGGACAGAGAAATGGAAAAAAAAGGCCTTCTGAAAAAAAAATATTTTTTTTTGCCCGAAAAACGACCAAAAACAACCTGTATATCTATTAAATTTTAATAATCAATCAATTTTTTGAATCGAACAATATTAATAAATGTTCAAAAAATTAGAAAAGTGGCAAAAGTGAGGTTAAAAAACTATTTAACAATTTTAAAAAAATGATAAATGAGCACCCAATTTGGAGAATTATTATCATGCAATTCAAAACAAAGGATTATTACGCTCCAGCTGATTGAAAATGGTGCAAACAAGCCTTACTGCGAATTTGCGATCGTACCTATTGATGAATACAACGAACTCATTGAGCGAACAAAAGCAGGGCTTACTGAAGCAGCGGAGAGACTTGAAACTTAATTGCGCAAAGTTATTGATCGCATCCCGGAAAAGTCAAGGGGTTACAAGCTGCTTAATCCAACTACCCTTGACAGAATCCGGCATTGCTCAATGATGGGGAGGCTAAAATTAAGTTTCACTTAAAAAATGTAAAGTATGAATAAAGAACCGAATGTATTGGGATTGGGCATGATTAAAAACGACGAACTGCCAGTTTGGATTCATGTTCTGAGTAATGATTTGACTGATCAAGACGGTAATGTCCGCCCGGGAACAAAGGATCCCGAGAAAATTATGAAGGAGCTTACATTAATCAATGATTTACTTACTCTTCAAAAATGCAAATCGCTGCTGACGCGGAAACGCGGGTTAAAAGATATCCTGGAAGCCCGTATTGCCAAAGAAATTGGATTACCAACCGAAAATATGAACAGGAGAAAATTATGAAACCACAACACATTTTTGAAGAAATACTGATGGGTCCACTGATGCTGCACTTACGGAAAGGTTACAATGAAGCGAATGGGCCAATGATCTTCTGGATCGATTTATTTGCGGGCGCCGGTGGAACTACCACAGGCATTCATCTGGCCGGATTGGAAAACGTAAAAGTAGTGGCTTGCGTGAATCACGATCATAATGCGCTGATGAGTCACTGGCACAACCATCCAGACTGTATGCATTTTGTTGAAGATGTTCGCGACTTTAAAGTAGTTATTGCCTTGAGTAACCTGGTTACCGAATTACGATCGCAGTTTCCGGGATGCGTAATTAACCTGTGGGCAAGTCTCGAATGTACCAATTACTCGAAAGCCAAAGGCGGTTTACCACGCGATGCCGACAGCCGTACGCTGGCACATGCACTGTTTATGTACATCGAAGAATTACAGCCCGATTACGTTTACATCGAGAATGTTCGTGAGTTTATGAGTTGGGGCCCGTTGGACGAAAAAGGCCGTCCGATTTCTAAACTGAATGGCCGCGATTACCTGCGCTGGATTAAAGAATTATGCAGTTACGGATATCAGTACGATTACCAGCTGATCAACTCAGCCGACCATGGAGCATATACCAGCCGCGAACGATATTTCGGACAATTTGCCAAACTTGGCTTACCCATGAAATGGCCTGAAACAACACACTCGAAGACTCCTGATCAGGGAGGATTATTCGGCGCGAAAGCTAAGTGGAAACCCGTGCGCGAAGTGCTTGATCTGGAAGACGAAGGCCGGAGCATCTTTACCAGGAAGAAACCGCTGTCAGAGAAAACACTGGAGCGTATTTATGCCGGATTGGTCAAGTTCGTTGCCGGTGGAGAGGACCTGTTTACCATCCGTTACAATGGTGGCGACATGAAAGAAAAATCAAAATCAGTACTGAACCCGTTAGGAGCAATAGCCACCAGTAACCGGCACGGATTGATCAAGTCAGTATTCCTTTCGAAATACTATTCAGGACATCCGGAAAGCAAGAACATATCGGTTGATCAACCCGCTGGATCCATCACAACAAAAGATGGACATGCAGCAGTTTTCCTGAGTCATTATTACGGTAACGGATTCAATACATCGCTTGAAGATCCTTGCCCAACCATCACCACCAAAGAGCGGGTTTCGAAGATTGAATCGCAGTTCATTCAGAACTATTATTCAGGAGGCGGACAGCTGGGCAGCATTGAACAACCAAACCCAACCATTACCGGAATACCCAAACAGCGACTGACAACGGTTAACTTTATGGACCAGCAATACGGAATGTCGAAACCTTCGAGTATTGAAGATCCTGCAGGAACGGTAACTGCTAATCCGAAACTAAACCTGATATCAGCCGAGCCGTGGATCATGAATACCAACTTCATCAATGTTGGTCAGGCGTTGGATCAGCCGCTATCGGTCATCACGGCCAATCACAAATGGCACTATCTGATGAACCCGAGTTGGTTTGGATATGCTTCAGGAATAGATCAGCCATCACCAGTCATCATTGCCCGACAGGATAAAGCGCCGATGTATAAAGTATCGGCCAGTTCCGGGAAGATGTTTGCCATTCCGATCTTCGAACGCGAATGTGAAACGATGCAAAAGATCAGGATGTTTATGGCTATCTATGGGATTATCGACATCAAAATGCGGATGCTGATTATCCACGAACTTCTCCGGATTCAGGGCTTCCCCGATGGCTACCATCTGGAAGGCACACAGACCGAACAAAAAAAGTTTATAGGTAACGCAGTAGTTCCGGTAGTTGCCAAAGCTCTGGTACAAAGCAACAGCAAAGCCATTGAAATGTATTACAGTAAGATTGCGGTTTAATAAATAGAGTGAACCAATATTTGTATATTCTATTAACAAAAGCCTGTTGGTAAAACCTTCAGGCTTTTTTTTGTTTAATAAAATAAAAGTTAGTTAATTAGATGCATCTGTTCGGGGAAATATTTTAAACAATATTTAACCCGAACTTTTTATGCCTGATAAATTTGTTGTTACCATTCCGGCCAAACCTTACGTAAAACGGTTTATTGAGTTGAATTACGGTTTACCAGCCGATTTTTGTAAAGATCCAGATACTCACCAGTTTTTTATCGACCTGTTGCGTAAACCAAATACCTCGCGCGACAAAAAATATCCCGAACAACTTTGTACTTACACCGAAACATTAGAAGTATTAATATCACAGCACGATTTCTATAAGTATGGCTGGGAGCTTACACGCACCAACATTGTGACTTTTGGAAAGCGATTCGAAGAACGTTCGAAATCGATGATGCGTTCGTTTGTTGGTGTTTACGTGGCGTTGGGACTGCCTCCATATAAAAGCATCAATAAATTTCAGGAACGATTTGAATTTGATGAGACATACTGGCCTTACGAGTCGATTAAGAAAGATTTTTACCGAAATGGTTCGAATGACAAAATTGATTTTGAAGGCGAAATTTTCGACAAAATTGAAAAAATAGTTTTGCGCACTCTGTCTGATTCAGGGACAATTTCCACACTAGCAAAAAGACGTTATGAAACAGTTTAATAAACCTTCCGACAACATGGGCGGGCTCCTGAAAATTTGGGCCGTACCTCCAACCGAAATCACCATTAACGACACCGCGGTGAGTTTTACGACAACCAACAACATTGTTGAAATGTATTGCTCGTCAGGCAGTATGTCGGTAACCGAAGAAGAAAGCAATGGAAAACCTGGTATCAGTTTTAAAACTGAAATCAATGGCTTTACCCCAAAGGACACGGCAGAAGCTCAGCAAATGATTGCCGATATGACCGGGCGCAAGTGGGTAGTTATTTATCTCGACCAAAACGAACAGTATAAAGTAGCCGGAACGGTGGCCATCCCATTGCGCGTCGCTTTCGATCTGGGCACAGGTTCAGATACTCCCGAACGTAACGGGCATAGTGTGTCGTTTTATGGAACACAGGTATCGAGGGCAAAATTTATCAGCAATCCGTTTGCTGAATAGCCCGAAACCCCGTGTTTTCTGCTTTTACAGGCGGTCGATGTCCTTTCGACCGCCTTTTTTGTGCTCTAAACTTGCTGAAAATACAGCAAGTTATGAACTATTTATTCTTAAAAGATATAGTAAGCAGCCCATGGCAGGTCGATGCTAATACGTTCAGGTCATTGCTTCCCATCTTCCGGGGATTTTTGGCAGGTGCCAATATTGAGAAAGCCGACGAACCCGATTACTATAAACCTTATACCATTTCAGCAGCTGATAAAACAACGGTTATGGGTTACTATGCCGACGATCAGCCCGAATTAATGGATCAGGAACCGGAAAAGGAAAAGGTAGTTAATGTTTTGCCCATTCGCTCGGTATTGACAAAACACGATCAGGACTGCGGACCACGCGGTACCCGCACTTACGCCAACCGTTTACTACGTGCCGACGCTGAAGAAAATGTAATCGGTCATATTCTCATTATAGAATCAGGTGGCGGCCAAAGTATTGCTGTTCCTGAATTGACCGATGCTATTTTGAAATGCAAAAAGCCAATCCTTACCTGGGTTGATGGTATGGCCTGCTCTGCAGCCTATTACATTGCCAGTTATACCAAAGAAATAATTGCCAGCCGTGCCAACGATATGATTGGTTGCATTGGCACCATGGTAGTTTATGAAGGCCGAAAAAGTAAATCGGAAGCAAACGAAGACGGAGACGTACAGGTAACTATTTATGCCGATGGCGCCGAAGAAAAAAATCAGGAGTACGAAGTTGCCATTAACGACTTCGACTTTACCCTTGTAAAACAGCGGTTTTTAAATCCATTGAATGAACAATTTAAAGCTGATGTAACCGGTAACCGCAAGGCTGTAAAACCTGAACAGTTGAAAGGTCGGACTTATTTCGCTTCTGATTGTGTCGGAACCCTGGTTGATTCAATTGGTGAATTCAGTTATGCCATGGAACGAATCATCGCACTGGCCGACTTTAAACCCTCCAAAAAATCAAATTCTCAAAATAGTAAAGTAATCATTAATTCATTTATTCCTATGAAGAAGCAATTCTTAAATGTGAATAAGGTGTTAAACGTGGAAGCTTTGGAAGCAACCGAGGAAGGTGTTTTTCTGAACGAAGAACAGCTTGAATCGATTGATCTCCAAATTGGACAGATTGACACTTTGACCAGCGAACACGCTGCGGCCATTGATGCTGTTACTGCTGAACTTGCTACGGCAACCGAAGCTGTAACCAATGTCACCGCCGAACGCGATGCCGCCCGCACCGAACTCACCAATGCACTGGATCCGTTCAATGCCATTGATCCTACCATTGCCAGCGCTGCAACTCCGGAAGCTAAAGTTTTAGCCATCCGTACCCTGTTAGCTGCTAAACCAGGCGCTGCACCTGCTCAAAATTTGGGCGGAGATGATCCGATTACCGATGAAACCAATTGGGAAGCCATCGACAATCTGCCACACAACAAACTTGTTGACACTAATTCTTAAAACCCCATAGTTATGGCAATTACTACTACCGACATTGTTAGTGAGTACGGAGCTTACTATCAGGATCAAGGCCAAAACAAAAAAAGGCTTCTGATGATGCTCTCTCAGGGTCGCGAAATCACCAATTTTGCAACCCCAATCAAGACTGACGAAACGATCTTTCGTTTAGCCAATGCAAGCTTCCGCACTTTGGTGCAACCCTTCCAGAAAGCATTCACCCAAAAAGGTGGTGTTGATTTGGTTCCAAACGAAATTCGTGTGTATCGTTTCAAGATCGACGATGAATTTCAGCCTGACGAATTATTCGCAACCTGGTTAGGCTTCCTGACCCAAAAAACGGTTGACCGCAAAGAATGGCCATTTGTAAAATGGTTGATCGAAGTGTATTACGCCAAACAAATCGATCAGGACATGGAACTGAACGAGTATTACAAAGGCGTATATGCAGCCCCATCGGCAGGTGTTGCCGGAGCCGACGGTACCGGAATGAATGGCGTCAAGAAACTTCTACAAACAGGAGTTGATGCCGGAACCATTAACACTGTTACTGACATTGGAGCTTTGAACAAAGACACCATCTTTGATCAGGTTGAGTTGTTCATCGAAAAGATTGCTGAAGTTTACCAGGGAATCCCGATGAAGGTTCACATGAGTAACTACTGGCAGCGCAAATATCTTCAGGATAAACGCGCACAGGGGTTCTATCAGAAAACTTCTGACAAGGAAATTGATGCTTCAATCGATTTCACTCCTCAGAGCGTAAAAGGATTGGCCTCCATGGTTGGAACCGACGACATCTTCTGTACTCCACAGGAAAACTTCCTGCATATATCTCCCGCAACAATTACCAAAAACACGTTCAAGCTCGAAGAATCCAAACGGTCGGTGGCTGTTTTGGGTGACTGGAGCGAAGGTTTGGGCTTTGGTATTGACCAGGCTGTATGGACTAACATCCAAGCAACCGGATCGGGATCGGTCTAATCAATATTTACTTCCAGCCGTTGCCTGCCTTCGACATGCTTCGCTGCTCAGGCTGCGTCTGGAAGTAATAACACTCACCTTCATTAATAAGGAAATCTTATGGCAATTGAATTTACTGATATCAATAAAAATCTTCCCAATGGCGAGAACATGGGGGGGATCACCCAAAAAGTGTATTTCGGATTCTGGGCCGATGTAGCCGGATGGCCAACTAAACCCACGACTCCGCTGACACTGGAAGCCAATGCAACCTTAACCGGTGATCTGACAATGAAAGCAGGCAAGCGCATGTTTGAATTGTACATTACCGACGACACCGGCGAATTCAACATTGAATCGGTTGGTGAAGTTGACGGAAAATCGTTTGTTCAGCACCTGAACTTCTTCCATCCCGGACTGCAAAAGAAAATCCTCGGATTTATGAATGCGGCCAAAAACGATAACCTCGTGTTTATCGTGGTCGATGCTGAAGGTCAAATGTACCTGATGGGCGATTCGATGCGTCCGGCAACTTACCAGGGTGCGCCCGATGGTAACGGAACCGGCAAAGAAACTGCAGCCCGCAAGGGTATGAGCGCCGAATTCACTTACAAAACCGCAAACAACTTTGTTTACGGGGGAAGTGTACCTCTGACCGAAGCCACCAGCGCTTAAACGCCATGTGGAAAAAATACTTCAAAGTAATTAAAGTTCGCCCTGGGAGGATTGTTACATCCTCTCACGGCGAACTCGATTTTAGTCGGGATAACATTCCGGTTGAAATCTGCAAAGAACTTTTCGAGGAAGATTTTCCGTATCTGGAAATAACAGAAGAAGGAAAACGTAAATTTTATGGGGAAGTAGCTGACTTGGTGGTTGAAGAATCCGAACCGGTTTTTGAACCACTACCACCTGCAGAAGAAAATTCGGGAGAACTAAAGACATCGGTTCCCATTCGACCTGATATTCCAGTTTCAGAACCGCAATTAGCATTTAAAAAGAAATACAAAAAGAAAAGCTCCGAGTGATCGGGGCTTTTTTTTGCTTCATGTCCGTCAGCTAAAGCAGACGGCAAAGGGTACTGTTTCATTCATCATTCATAAATCATAATTCATCATTGTTTTGTCCTTTCTGCTCTTTTTTCTGCTCTTTATTTTTGGTTCATCATTATATAAAACTGAAGAACACATGGAAAAAATCAGAAGTGAAAAGAAAGGTCAATTGATTGCACCGAAATGTTTCAGAAAAAATAAAAATGCTCATCTTCCGGCTTACTTACGTGGTCCTAAAAAGCACAATGACGGAAAGTTTGTTAATACGAATCATTATTTCGCGTTCAAAAACTTCAATCTCGATTATACCTCTATTGCCCAGGCAACAAAACACCACAAACTTAAAGGTTGGCAAAAACAGCATGGAAGGAGAAGAAAAGCGGCATGATCTGGTATTTCACTCCATATTCCTTTAATAAAAAGCTATTCGAAGCGTGGGATGCTTACATGAACCTTGTGCAGGATCCTAACGACTGGGTGTGTATGATGGACGGCGATGTGCTTTTCCTGATATCAGACTTTGGTCACCAGATGCAAACATACATCGATAAATATCCCGAAACAGGACTATTTACCTGTTATGCAAGCCGAACGAGCCGCCCCGAATTGAAATGGAAAGGCGCCGATATGAACAATCCATCAATAGTTTACCACCGAACAAAAGCCGAACAGCTGCATGCTGCCTATCATGGAGAGGTGAACGACTTGGGAGAACTGAATGCGCTGGGTTACCTGATGCTGATACGAAAATCTACCTGGTTACTAATTCGTGAGCAGGTGAAGGATTGGACCACCGGTAAGAACATTTTAGGCATTGATACCCGGATTAGTAAAGCGATACGAAAAACAGGGATGAAGCAATACCTGATGCGTGGCATGTATGTACTGCACTATTACCGGATGAAAAACGGACCGTCAGATAAATCCATCTTAATGTAAATCATAACATGAAAATACCTAATAATCTGATTTGCCTTATAACACCAGATCGGAACGACCGCCCAAAATTTCTGGAACATTGCATATGGCAGATGAAAAGGCAAACATACAAGGCAGGAGAACACTTTATTCTTAACGACATTGCTGTTGAAGGTGTGGTTGATATTGTACCTCGCATCCGAAAGGGAATTGAACTGGCAAAAAATGGTGGTTTTGAATATTGCATCATTATTGAAAATGATGATTATTACCCCGACGATTACGTTGAAAAAGTCAGCATTGCGTTAGAAAATGCACAAATGGTAGGCATTCAAACAACTACATTGTATTTGCTGCAACAAAACTTTCCAAGAGTTTCGCAACATCCCGGAAGATCGTCTTTATTCTGTACAGCTTTTAAAATATCGGCTTTAGAAAATTTCAGCTGGCCAGACACTACATTGCTTTATTTCGATCGTGAACTCTGGAAACACAATTGCAACAAAGGATATCTCAATCTTCAAAATCCGCCCATTGGAATAAAACATGGCGTTGGTTTCTGCCCTGGCAACTTTCATAACGGGATACAGAACGGTAAACCCCTGAGAATTCCTTTAAACAATAGTAGAGAATGGCTTAAGCAACGAGTACGAAAAGAAAGTTTTGAGTTTTATAAACAGTTTAAATAACTCCAGATGCATATAGAGGTAAAACAATTTTGTGAAGGCATTAAAAGCCGCTTCCCTGAAAAGTTTAAGAATAAAGATATTCTTGACTGCGGAAGCCTTGACATTAACGGCAACAATCGTTACCTGTTCAATGGAGGTTTATATAGAGGCATCGACATTTGCGAGGGTAAAAACGTTGATGTGGTTACCCAGGTGCATTTATACCAGCCCGAAAAAGTATTTGATGTAATTATCAGTACCGAAATGCTTGAACACGACGAGCATTGGAAAGAAAGCATACAACACATGGTTGAATTGCTGAACGGTGAAGGTTTACTCCTGATTACCGCAGCCGGAAGAGGACGAAAAGAACATGGTACATTGGAACATTTGCCACAGGACAGCCCTAAAACACCATTTTACTATTGCAATGTCACCGCCGAAATGCTTATTGAGGCGATTGATCTGGAGCAATTCTCGTGGTTCGAAATTTCATATACAAATACCGACATCCGCTTTGCCGGAATAATGAGATAAGCAATGGAAGCAATTGATTTGGTTTATGTATTGGGTACGGGCTCGAAATGGAACGACAATGAGATCCGCTTCAGCCTTCGAAGTGTTCAGAAAAACCTGATGGGTGTTCGTACTATTTATGTAGTTGGCGAATGTCCAAAATTTCTTCAAAACATCATCCATATTAAGGCTAAAGACATTTTTGATCCGGCAATTAATGCCGATGGGAACATGATTCATAAACTGCTTCATGTCTGTAATATTCCGGAGTTATCGGATAATTTTCTGTTTATGAACGACGATTTCATCATTATGCAACCAGTGGTGGCAGCAGAAATACCGTGGATGCACAAAGGCGATATGAAGGATAGGCCCGAACCGTTCTGGAAAGCTCAGTTTTATCGTCACCGCCTTCGCCGAACATTCGAAACTTTACTCGAACGGGGTGAAACAACCTTGCAATACGATTACCATGCTCCTATGCTGATGAATAAAAATGATTTCAGAATGGTGATGCAACAATACGATTATGCCGAAGGAATTGGGCTGACCTTCAGGAGTATTTATGGTAACGTAATGAAACTACAGGCCGAACACCTATGCAATCAGAAAAAGACGATTTATAAAAATTACAAATATGCCGATTTGGTCAATAAAATGGAAAACGCTCAATTCTTAGGGTATAACGATCAGGGATTAAACCGTTCGCTCATTTATTTTTTGTGGAAAAACTTTCCGGAACAGTCAGATTTTGAAGCTTCGGAAATTGAGGACCGCACGGTGGAGATATGTAGTTGGTTGGAAGGTGACCGCGATTATAAGAAAGGAGTTGGAATGTTCAGAAAATACCTGCATGGAGTAAACATGCTTAAATTATTTGAACAGGGCGAAACACCAGGACTGAAGCGCAAACTGGAATTCAAATTTGAAATGATATACAATGAACTCAGAGGAAATTAAACAGGAAGTGTTACAATGGATTGCCGACGGCTGCGATTACGAGGCAGGTGTGGCGCTTTATAACGCATACGGACGAAACGTAATGTTAAGGCGTGATTTCCCTGGTCACAAGTTGCGCTATTCGACCAAAATTATTGCAGAACTATGTAAATCGGTTGGACTGGAGTACGGGCAGTTGCTGGTTGAAAAGAAAATCGTAGTGGTGAAAGATATGCTCCCTTTGACACGCTTCGCTGCTCAGGGAGCAGGAGCGCTGATTAGCAAAGCATCGGTGGCTGAGCGCGAAGCAGTCGATGCCATGCCAGAAACTATTGATGTGAAACGTATCGAGGAATACCCTGCTATTATTCGCCGGGTGATCGCCGAATATGCCGAAACGTTTCAGGAACGAAGCAAAACACACCGCATTATGACTGAAATGCCCGAAGGCAACAGCCAGGCATTAAAAACAAAACGCGAGCAGCTTTTTGGCATCGTTAAATCGTTATCGGATAGGCTCCAGTTGCTTTACGATATTCAGAAAGTGTATAAAAGCACCGGATTTGTTCCTGAAGAGTCGGAAATATGGCCAACGCCGAAAGAAAAAGCCAAAACCGAATTACCCGATGATGCGGAACAGCTCCGAAAGATGAAAAAGAATCAGCAGAGCGCCAATACGAAAGACCAAAGCCTGTTGGACTACCAGAGCGAAAAGCAGGGCACAATTAAAAAACCAATGCCAAATGGACCTAAACGGATGAAACTCGAAAACCGGATTAAAGCCCGGTTAAAAATGATTGAAGAGATTGATTATAAACTGCTAAAAATATAAGCCATGTGGACACAAATTGTATTATTGGTGATTGTGATGATTGGATTAGTTACTTCTATTATTTATGAAGGTGAATCAAAAGACACAAATTTTGACACCATGAACTATGTGTTAAAGTGGGGATTTATTCTGTTTTTATTATACACCGGCGGATTTTTTGACTGTTTCTTTAAATAGAATTGATATGAATAAGCCCATCCACGCCAAGCCATACAATAAAAGAACTTGGCTAAATAAAGAAACTTATCCGTCGCTTGGAAGTGTTGCCGCTTTTGATGGAGAAGTGAAATATAGCGATGGGACTGAAAGAACTACTTTTTTGGCAATATCAGATTGCAGTAAAACGATTAAATTAATTAAGAACACTGAAACCATTGAAGATTTTATCGAAAAAATGGAATTACTTAAAACTGAGATAGAACTATTTATTAAGCATTTAAAAAATAATCATGCTCATTAATCCATTCAAATCAGATCCAGGACTGCCTGTCTTTAAAAATCCACCGCCATGTCCAGCTCGTGAAGACAGTGGAGTTTATAGGCCCCTTCAGGATAATACCACTTATCCGCCGCCAGGAGCTAAACCCGATCCGGTTGGGTTAGTAACGATGAATAGCTTACCTGTTTTTGTTTCGGATATTGACCGAAGCCTGACCAAAGCCATTGGGCAGCTCGAAAATGGCAAAACTACTCACTTCTACAGTTGGGGAAACTTTAACCTGGTGCGCCTGATGATGTACATTCTAAAACAAACGGGTCCGGCTCATGCGATGATGACCTCGTACAGCTTTAGCCAGAAAAGCATTGAGCAGCTGCGGAACCGGTTGGAGCGTCAGGAGCTGCTTTCATTTCGTGTGATCATCGATAACCGGGTACGAAGCATGAGCCCGAAACCTTTCCAGATGTTAATGGAGAGCTTTCCGTACAAATGCACCTCTGTTCATGCCAAGGTTGCCCTGATTTGGAACGAAAACTGGAAGATTTGTATCACTACTAGCCAAAATGCGACCGATAACCCCAAACTGGAACGGGGTACGATTTTTACCGATCAGGAAGTTTTTGAATTTGATTTAAAAGTACTTGAAAATGAATTTGAGCGAGGAACAACTTAGCATAGTGGAGGAAATGGCAGGACTGTTTTTTCCACCTGAGTTAATTGCCATTAATCTGGAGTTAACCGAAGAAGAAACCGAAAAGTTTATGGCCGTTATCGAAAACAAAGATACAAGGCATTTCAGGGCAGCGGCATACTTTAAGGGTTGGCTCGAAGCTGAAATTACTTTACGCAAAGCAATTAAGCAATCGGCATTGAACGGATCCAGTCCAAGCCAGCAAATGATGTTGAATTATAAAAGGGAGAGCAAAATATGAGCCGCACCGCATTAGAAGAAACCAATTACGAATTGATAAAGGCTCACATGATTGATCCTGACAATTCGCCTCTTCCCGAAGAAAAGAAGGAAATGCTTGATCGGGTGATATCGGCATCGAAAGTGCTCGATAAAAACCCGGTTCAAAAACATGCGGTTGGCTTGCATCAACAGAAATATCCACATATCAGCCGCGCCCAGGCCTACGAAGATCTTCGCATGGCTGTCCGTTTATTCAACACGCTTCATACATTCGATTACGATTTGTGGCGCACCTGGTTGCTGAACGACATTGTGGAAAATATCCGCAAGTGCCGGAATGGTGAATCGGATAAAGATCGGCGTGTAATTGCAATGGAACATGCCAACCTGATTAAAATCATTGGCGAAAAGCCGACCGATCTTCCGGATAACGAACGTAACGAAAAACACCAGTTCTATATCCTGATACAGAACGATAACCGGCAATTTAAGCTTAATATCAATAATCTGAAGGATTTACCCGAAGCTGCCCTTCGCGAACTAAACCGGGCCATTTACGGCGGTAATGAAATCACCGAAGCCGATGCCGAAGAAATAATGAGCACATGATAACTAAAATCATTGAATTAAACGCTCCACAACAGTTATCGGTCATCAACGATGCTAAAAACGAAGTTGATATCGAAGGCCGTGGTACCGGTAAATCGTACAAAATCGGATGGGAAATTAACCAGATAGTGCGTAACATGCCGCGGTCAATTTCATCGATAACCGGTCGTACTTATGGTCAGATTTATACCAGGACTTTGCCATCTACCTTGAAATTCCTTGAAAAGCTAGGATACGAGAAAGATAAGGATTTCAGGATTGGAGGACGTCCCGATAAAAAGCTTGGTTTTGCCGAACCTTTCGAAAAAATTACTAAGCAGGGCTTTGATAATTTTATTTCATTTTCAAATGGTACCGGGTTCATGATGTTATCGCAAGAACGCTCCGGATCCAGTCGCGGTCCCAATCTCGACCGTGAAATCGTTGATGAAGCCCTTACCCTGAATAAAGAACGTTACGATGAAGAAGTTTCACCGGCTAACCGTGGGAACGAGGAACATTTTGGATTTAAAGCGCCCAAACGCATCAAACAGCACCACGGCTTCAGGTACGTTTCCTCAATGCCTTATACCCGCGATCAAATGTGGCTGCTCCGTTATGGCGATTATTACATGGCTGAAGCCGGAATTCCTATTTTCGACATCTGGAACCGGGTCGTAAAACTCCAGCTGCAGGTTATAGATGCCGCCATTGCCGAAGATAAAAGACTATTTAAGGATATCTGGAACGAAACCGTCAGGCTAAAAAAGCAGATTTCCCCATTTGTTTCGAAAGATGGATTACTATTTACCTTGGCTAATGCTTTCGATAATGTCCAGAACCTGGGCATGTCGTATATCATCAGGGAATACAAAAAACAGAGCCTGCTTACCTTCATGATCGAGATACTGAACTGGATTATCGATAAAGTTGAAGACTGTTATTATCCGCTCGATTCGCAACGTCACATCTATTACGATGCATACAATGATGATTTTATTCGTGGAGTTGCCGAGAACAGCAATTGGGATGCTGATCAGCTCTCAACTCCTGATTGCCGTTTTGATCTGGACTGCGATCCTAACCGTCCGCTGGAGATAGTTCCCGACTGGGGAGCAAAGATCAATCTATTTAGTATTGGTCAGGAGCGTAACTACAACTTTGCCACTAAGATGGTAGAGCCAGTCGATTGTGTGATCAACGAATTCCATATCAAACCCCAAGATGCCAAGAGCGTACCTGTTGATGACCTGGTTGACATGTTCTGCGATTACTACAAAGAACATCCATGCCGTGATCTGTCATACTTCCGTGATCGTTACGGTGATCATCGTCAGCCTAACGTGAAGAACTCAAAGCCATACAACGAGCAAGCCATTGAACGACTGGAGAAACGTGGATGGAGAGTAACAGCCAGAGTACACAAGGGCATGGAGCCACCACAACATGACAAGTATCTACTTTGGTCGAACATCTTAAAAGGAAACGATCCACGCTATCCAAAGGTCATCATCAATGGCCGTAACTGTAAGTTCACCATCATATCAATGAACAATACCCGGGTCATCGAGAAGGATGGCAAGTTTGATAAGGACAAATCATCAGAGCGTAAGGATACCATCATGCCCGAAGAAGCCACACACTTTGGTGATGCTGTCGATAAACGCATCTGGACTAAGTATGGTGAGATTCTGTATCGCTCAGGAAGTTCCACCTTTGTAAGCCCAAGACTATAATTTTTTCGGTTGGGCGTCCGGGCGCTAGCTTAGCTACAATCTTTTAAAAAAAAGGATTTCCGCTGCACGCTGACGCAAAAAAAAGTCAGGTCGTTATTTTCAGTAATCGAACATCACGCTTGCAGCCTATTTGCCTCACTCATTTCAAACGCTCGTCATTCCCGCTATCCTGAACTGGATAGCTGCTTTCCTTGCTAATTCATTCCTTCGCCAAACAAGCTTCAGCGGTTATAAGGTATCAACCCATCATCCTGATAAGTTGCTGGTATAGGACTGCCTTTGCCCACAATCACAGCATAGGACTAACCTAACCCACGCAGGACTGATTCTATTATCCACCACAGCGCGTATTACCACGCACCACCCAGCGCCTCATATTTGCTTGAAATCTGGCCTCTTTTCTGCTCCGAAGGTTAG